GAACCCTCGACCGACGGCTTAGAAGGCTGAGTTCTCATTTTTTAACATGCGCTTTTATACTTTTATTACAGTGCGTTGTCGTTTTTAAACTTCAGGCAGAAAAACATAAGAAAATTCCTTTTTCCCCTCTGCTCTTTGCGTTTTTCTTTGCACAATTCAAAACTGTGGCCGATTTCCTTGAGCCTGCCTTCCTTTTGAATGCATCCGGTTATTTGGGCGAACGCAGGGGCGTTCGCGTCCTTCGGACTATGCAGGAATGGCGCTCCGCCGCCCCCGCCTCCCCCCTCTTTTTCAAAAAAACCGTCCAAAGGTCCTATGCTTCTCTTTGGCCGTCGTGGGTCCTCCTTACCCCCCTTCAAATAGGGGTCGCGGACGGCGCGAGGGGTCACGGATTTTTGCGGAAAAAATTTCGTGGAAAAATGGAACGCGTTGCCGTGCGCTGTATGCAAGGCAGCGCGCAAGGGGACATGCGCAAAGGTTCGTGGACGTCGGGCAGGCGCTGTATGCAAGGCGGCGCGCAACGGAACATATGCAACGGATCGTGGGCATCGGGTTAATGATGCAGGAGGTAAGGCATGAGTGACGAAATCAAGAAAAAAGTCGAGGAGCGGGTCCGGGCCGAAGAGGAGACCGAAGCTGCTGAGGGACGAGGTCGCACCAGGGCAAATACCGGAGGCACGGCGCAACAGCCGCCAGCGGAATTGAGCGAGGAGTTTCTCCTTGAGTGCTACCGGGCCAACCGAGTGGGGGATGCCATGATTTTCAACGCGTTGCAGCGGGGGAAGTTCGTGTTCGTCAAGCGGTGGGGGCGATTTTTGCGCTGGGCCGGGCACCACTGGGAGGAGGACATCGACGAGACGGCCTTGGCCGAGGTGGAATCCGTGTGTGAGCAGTATCTTCGCGTGGTGGCGCGGTTGAAGCGCCAAGCCGAAGGCCTGACCGGACCAGAGGCCAAGGCCAACGAGGATTTGCGCAGCGGCCTGCTCAAGCGTGTGGCCCTGCTGCGGGACACCTCCGGCAGAGAGAAACTGCTCACCTGCGCTCATACGATTCGGGATCCGCTTTCAATTCGTGGTGACGAACTGGACCAACAGCCCTATCTGCTGGCCACCAGAAACGGCGTTATTGATTTGCGCACTGGCGATGCTCGGGATGGGCGACCCGAAGACTATATCCTCAACGCTTGTCCCATCGAGTGGCAGGGCATTGACGCACCTTGTCCGGAGTTCGAGCGCTTCATGCTCTCTTGTCATGACGGAAATCAGACCATGGTGGACTTTCTCCAGCGGGCTCTTGGGTACGGCATTTTGGGATGTCGGGATGATCACGTTTGGCTGGTGTTTTATGGGGCGCGGGGGCGCAATGGTAAAGATACTTTACTCAAGACGCTCATGGCAGTGCTCGGCAACGACTTGGCCAATGTCATCCCTACGGAGATGCTTTTGGATTCAAGAATGCCGCGTAATTCGGGGGGGCCTTCGCCGGACGTGCTTTCCCTGCGGGGCAAGCGCATGGCCTTTGCCTCGGAATCCGAAGACGGGCAGCGTTTCGCCATGTCCAAGATTAAGCAGCTCACGGGGGGAAGCCTGCTTTCCGCACGCGGGCTTCAGGATAAATTGTACACCTCCTGGAAACAGACGCATCTGCTCTTCCTTTTGACCAACGAGATTCCGCGGGCCAAGGCGGACGATGACGCGTTTTGGTCGCGGCTGCTGGCCGTGCCCTGGAAACTGCGCTTTGTGGATAATCCATCAACCCCTGATGAGCGGCAACGGGATCCGCAGATGGAATATAAGCTTCAGACTGAACTGTCGGGCATTTTGGCCTGGTTGGTTCGCGGAGCACTGGCCTACCAGCGTGATGGATTGGCCCCGCCGGACGCCGTGCTTTCCTGCACTCGGGAGAAACGCGATTCGTTTGACGACGTGGGGCGGTTTTTGCGGGAGTGCTGCGAACTGGAACGCGTGCCGGAAGGGCAGGAGTCGGATTTGCGTATCGGGGCCACAGAGTTGCTCAGGGCCTTCAACTGGTGGCTGCACAAGAATGTGGATTCGTCTTACTCCTACAGTCCGCGTCGATTTGGCGACGTGCTGGGCAAGAAGGGCATCCCCAAGAAGAAGTCCGGCGGCATGGTTTATCTCGGGGTTTGCTTGTTGGAAGAGGTCCGGGACGAGATGGAGCAGGACCTGGAGCAGGAAAAAGACAAGGGGGAGCGGCATGAGCGGCGCAAAAAGCTCTTTGATTGACGGAACCTCCCGGATTCTCCCAGCGTTGTTGGTTATTTTCAGAACTCAAGACCTTGGAATGTTATCTTTTTATTGAATTATGGGAGCGTGGGAGCTTTGCCAGCAATCTTTTCACAGGTGCGCGCGTAAAAGGGTTCATGGGCGTAATACGTCTCTTTATCCTCCCATGTTCCCAAAATTAAATAATAGTAAATAAAATAGACGGATAAGAAAAATACTGGCCGGGAGCCTTCGGGAGCTTCGCCAGGGAGACGGGGACATGAAGCACTGCATTCTGGATCGGCTGCGTTCGCGAGGGCTGGAGCCACGGCACCAAGCCGCCACGCATGGCGGAGAATGGGCCAGTCCTTGCCCTCTTTGTGGCGGTCGGGATCGGTTTCGGATTTGGCCGGACCAGGAGGGAGGACCTGCTTGTGCCCAGTCCGGGGTGCGCGGCACCTGGTACTGCCGTCAGTGCGGCAAGGGCGGGGACGCGCTTCAATTTTTGATGGATGTGGAGCGGCTGTCTTTTTCCGAAGCTTGCCGGGCGCTTCGTCTCGAGCTGCCCGAGAGGCATGGTCTGCCCCGGGTTCCCCGGCCTGATGTCCGGCGCACGTTCTTGCCGCGGGAGGCGGGCCTGCCCTCTGCGGCCTGGCGCGAACAGGCCGCCAAGCTGGTGCAGCGGGCGCAAACAGCGTTGCTTCGGGATCGGGCCATGCTTGATTGGCTGGAGCGACGGGGTGTGCCCGAGTCTGCGGTGCAGCGTTTTCATCTCGGACTGGTGCAGGGCGAGCGCGGGCGCATGGGCATGATTCGGCCCCGGTCGGTTTGGGGACTGGAACCTCGGCAGGTACGCAATCAGGACGGAAGCGTTACCATGAAGAAGGCGTTGTTCATTGCACGGGGGTTGCTGATTCCGAGTTTCGGCCCGGACAACGAGCCTAGGAGCCTGCGCGTGCGACGTTTGGCCAAGGATGTGGCTCAGTGGGGCGATAAGTACATGGTTGTGGAGGGCTCGGCCATGACTCCGCTGCTGCTCGGTCAGGATCTTCGGGCCGTGGTGGTGGTCGAGGCCGAGCTGGACGCCCTGGCCGTGGCGGCCTGGGCCGGGGATCTGGCGGGCGCGCTGGCTGTTTTGACCAACCGGGGCAAGCCGGATGCAGCCACGCATGCGCGGCTTTCTCGGGCCTTGCGGATTTTGGTGGCTCTCGACTTCGACAAAGCCGGGGCCCAGGGCTGGAGCTGGTGGCGTGAGACCTATGCTTCGGCACGGCGCTGGCCTGTGCCTGAGGGCAAGGATCCGGGCGACTACGTGGGCCTTGGCGGGGACTTGCGGGGCTGGGTGCGGGCCGGGTTGCCTCCGGCGCTGACCTTGGGAGCGTCGGAACCTGTGGTGCAGATTTCCGGGGCAGCGAAGGCGGTGATACAGGCGACGTCATCGCAGGACGAAGGACTGGCGTTGCAGTCTGCATCCGTACCGCAGCCGGGCACTGAGCTGCGTGAACTGGCCAAGCTGCTGCGCCGGAAGTTCGGCTGCCTCTGGCTGAGCAGCTCCGGGGGCGGCAAAATGCTCGGGGGGCAGATCGACGCGGAGGTGCTGCCGAGCGTATCTGCGTTGCTGGAGCGGTCCGATGTTCTGCCGAAGCTGCTGGAAGCCGGACGCCCCCAGGAAGACGGATTGGTGATTGTGGACGCGGTGGATATTTCCCGCTGGCTACGGAGTCAGGCCGGGAGCAGGCGATGAAGAGCCGAGGAGCTGACTACGGACGGCTTTCCTTTGGCGTGTCCTGCTTTTCGGCGGGACGCTGCTGTTCGTCCTGGGTCTGGGCATACGCCTTGAGCACCGCGTTCATGAGGGTCTGCCAGCCCTTGCCTTTGGCCTTGTACCATCTGAGCACTTCGGCATCGATGCGCATGGAAACGGGCTCCTTGGGCTTCGGCAGCAGATCCTGCACGCGCATCATCACGGCCTGGCCCAGGTCTTCGTCGGTCCAGGGCTGGGCGTCCGGATCAGCCAGGGCTGCACGCTGCACGTCTTCTTCGCTCATGGCGCGGACCTTCTTGAGATCACTCCTGGTGGGCTTCATATGCCTGCCTCTCTTTCTTGTTGGCCCGGCGCATGGAGATGATGCGCAGGCCGTCATTGCGGGGTGTAAAAACAATGGAGACGACCAGATCGTCCAGCATCCCGAGGGCGTTGTAGCGATGCTCGCCGTAATCCTTGCGGCGGTCCTCCACGACAAGCACGGGGCCGGAGAAGACCTCTGCCGCGTCTTCAAAGTTCAGGCCGTGCTTGTTCTGGTTGCTTTCGTTTTTCTCAGGATCCCAATCAATCTGCATGGCAAAATGTATATACGATTTGTAGGTGCGTCAAGCGGTGCTCCAATGGCTGCGAAAGGGGCGACAGACAGATTGCGGGACCGCACGAGATAGAGGTGAGGGTTGCCCGACGGAGTAGCCGCTCCGGCGGGCGACCGGATGAACGAGCATCCGACCAGGAAATCCCAACCCTCATGCGTAGAGGCAGAGGCATATCAGGATTGCGGCGGATGGAAAATATCAAAGTTGAGTATTGGCCCGTGGCAAATCTTCATTTCAACGACAGCACCCTGCGTCGCAATGACGAGGCTGTGCCGCGTATGGTCGAGGCGTTGCGGGAGTATGGGGTTCGTATCCCTCTACTGGTTCGAAATGACGGAACGGTTGTGGACGGGGCGTTGCGCCTCAAGGCCGCTCGTGTTTTGGGATTGGAGAAGTTACCGGTGCTGCGTTTGGATGATTTGACTCCGACGCAGGTGCGCACCTTCCGGCTGTTGGTCAACCGTTCGGCTACCTGGGCGGAGTGGGATGAGGACGGTTTGCGGGTGGAGCTTGCGGAATTGCGTGACCTGGGCGCGGAGCTGCACCTCACCGGATTTACGGACGTGGAGTTGGACGTATTTCTGCGTGGAGTGGATCCTGCGGGGGGAGGGGATCCTGACGATATCCCGCCTGTTCCCGAAGAGCCGGTCAGTCGGTCAGGGGATCTTTGGCAATTGGGGCGGCACCGACTGCTCTGTGGGGATGCTACGCAGGAAGCGGATGTGGCCATGCTTTTGGACGGCGAACGTGCGGACATGGTCTGGACCGACCCTCCGTATAACGTGGACTACCGAGGCAAGGCCGGAACGATTCGTAACGACAGCATGAGCGATACGTCATTTGACTGTTTTTTGGATGCCTTGTTTGGACAGTGCTGGGAGGTTTTGGCGGACGGGGGTGCCATTTATGTGGCGCACTCCGAGGCTGGGAGCGGTTTGGCGTTTCGGCTGGCCTTTGTCCGGACCGGATTCCGGCTTTCTTCCTGCCTGATCTGGCGTAAGCAGCAGATGGTGCTCGGACGCGGCGACTATCACTGGCAGCATGAGCCTATTCTTTACGGCTGGAAGCCAACTGCCCGTCATCACTGGTATGGCGACCGCAAGCAGACTACGTTGTTGGAGCATTTTACGGGCGATGCCGTGTTCCAGGTGGGGGAGAACGAATGGCAGCTTGCCACTGGGGATGCTTTGTTGCGGATCACGGGACGGGATTTGCTGATAGAAGAACTTGCAGGGACCGTCGTCAGTGTACCTAAGCCGCAGCGTTCGGAATTGCACCCGACGATGAAACCCGTTGCCCTGGTGGAGCGTCAGGTGGTCAATAGTAGCCCGCGCGGCGGATTGGTCTACGATCCATGCGGAGGATCGGGCACCACGCTCATGGCCTGTGAGCGCCTGGGACGGCGTTGCGACATTATGGAACTTGATCCGCATTTTGCCGACGTCATCGTGCGTCGCTGGGAGGAATATTCCGGAAGGCAGGCCGTTCTGCGACGAGGAACGATTGCCCCGGGGAGCTCCGAGCTGTGCGCTGAGGAGGTGCCTCATGTCTGAGCAGAATCTTCTGGCGCTGGCAGAAAGGAGTGCGGAAAACGACTTGGCCTTCCTCCTGAGGGCCAAAGAGGAGGCCAAACGGCGCATGAAGGACAATCCTTCGCAGGAGAATATTAACGCCTTTAATCGTGCACGCGTAGTTGTGGAGACCGAGGCCTCGCGGTTGCAGGCTCCGCAGCAGGG